TAGCTGAAATGTTCGACAGTCCGTACAATGCTTGGTCAACATAGGCTTTGCTGGCCGCATGTGCCGGCAAGTCAGGTGTTAATACCGACAAGTAGCCTGCCATTGAGTCACCGGCGCGGTTAACAGGAGTATAACCCAATGTTGTTGTAATATCACTTGATGTTAGCGATACATTGGTTGCGCTGGTAATACGTCCTTTAGCATCTACAACTAGTTGTGGGAATGTTACGCCGCCGCCATATGTACCAGCAGTAACACCAGTTGTGGCCAGTGTTAGCGCGGCACTAACGTTACCAGATCCGTTAAAGTTTACAGTCCATGCGGCGTCGCCTGTTGCTGTAATGCTACGAGTTGTTTGTAATGTACCCGCTGTACTTGCGTTGCCGCTCAAACTAGCAGTAATAGTGCCTGCACTGAAGTTGCCAGTTGCATCACGATATACAATTGTACTTGCTGTGTTTGCATTGGTTGCATTGCTGGTAATGATACCAGTTAAGCTATCATAACTTAATCCGTTACCGCTAACACTGATTGCATTTCTTGCTCTTGCGTTAGTAAAAAATAGTTTGCTTGTACCTTCAACTATACCGTCTGTTGTAGGAGTTGTATAGCTCATTACACCAGTTGTGCTATTATAGCTCAAGTTACCACCAGCACTAATACTTGCTCTAGCACGTACAGTTGTAAAATATAAGTTGTTGTAACCTTCAACAATTTCGTCAGTAGTGTCTTTGGTTGCTACTGCATCATCGACATATTGTTTTGTTGCCAATTGGTTTGGCATAGTAGGAGCATTTGCGCTTACAGTTCCGTTGACTTGCAATATATCAATGCCGTTGTCAAACGAGTTAATCAATACACGGCCAGCGGCATTTACTTTAAGTCTATCGTTACCGGCAGTAACAATACTAACTTCGTTGGCGGCAGGACTAAACAAACCTGCTGTGGTTGTTGTACCAAAATACAATCCAGGATCGGTTACTGTACCAATTGCCAGGCCCAGTGGTCCATTCATTGTGTCACCGGCATCGTTTACAGGAGTGTAACCCAAGTAGTTTCTAATATCTAAGCTAGTTAATTGGCTACCTGCAAACGCACGGCCTTTGCTATCAACGCTTAGTTTAGTATATGTGCCACTGGTAATACCAGTTGCGCTTAATGTGCTGTTACCTGCGTTAGCTGGAATAACAACATCGCCTGCCACTGCCGGACGTAAAATTTCCCATGCGCCGCCGTTGTCGCGGGCAATGCTTAATGTATCAGTAGACACATACAAGCGTCCTAATACCCCAGCCGCCGGACGGTTAGCAGTTAAACCTGCAAGTATACCAGGAACGTTGCCATAGTTTGCAACCTGTGCTTGGTTAGTAACGTTGCTCAAGCCTACATCTGTTGGAGTTAATACAATTGATCCATAACGGCCAGCAACGCTGGTTACAGGGAAGGCAATTGGATTGTCTTGCGCTGTAATGATCCTACCTTTCTCATCTACAATAGCCGAGAATGAACTTGTTGTGCTACCATATGTACCAGCAGTTACGCCAGTTGCAGATAGGCTAGTTGTAATGTTTGTGGTACCAGAACCAGTTACATCGCCGTTAACAGTAATAGTTTCATTACCTGTTAGGAATACTTGCGAACCTAAATCAGTAATACGGCCTTTGGCATCAATGGTCATGCCGTTCCATGTACCAGCAGTTACGCCTGTATCGGCTAGTGTTAGCTCAATAGCAGTAGTGCCAGAACCAGTAGCATCACCGCTTACTGTAATTGTTTGGTTTTCAGTTAGATAGTTATTTTCTACTGCGCCTACTACACGGCCGTAGTCATCAATGGTAATACCGTTGTAAGTTCCTTGGAATACATCTACAAACGCTAGATCTAATCCTAGTGCATTTGCTACGATTCTATCTGTGTTGCCCAATTTGGCGCTTAGAGTGTTACCGCTAAATTCAATACCAGGTCCAGCAACTAAACTACCTACACCTGTGAACTGTACAAAGTCTAAGGGCGTTACATCTAGTGTTACTGTTTCACGAGTTGTTAAAATCCAACCAGTACGTGCCCACTGGTCACCCTCTGTAACAAGGGCATACATACCCGAAGTAATATCACTGCTGGTGTTGGCATCGTCAGAACGAGTTAGCGGGACCCCAACACCGTTGAATACGTAGATACCGTTTTGTGGTTTAAATGTTTGGCCTACAACAAAAATTCTGTCGCCGTTTTGTAATGTATGCCCATCAATTGTATCAGGGGCAATAGCAATGTTAATATTATCGTGAGCTAGTACGTGACAGTTTGCTTTAACGTCTAAGCCTTGCGCTACGCTGTCCACGTAGGCTTTTGTGACAGCATGATTTAAATCTGTAGCAGGTTGTTGTAGCACTAAGTGGCCACGGATTACCTCTAAATCACCGGCTTCGTTAACTAAGATTTGATCCTGGTTATCAGTGTTTAAGATGTACTTACTTTGAGCTCTTGTTTTTAGCATTTGAATTCCAAACGGTTATATCCTAATATTTATTCAAAAAAATAGCGGCCGGAGCCGCTATACCAAAAAGTAAGCAAATTATTCTACATTGGGCTCAACTAAGTCCGTAGTGTAGGCAAAACTTCCCACATGTTGCAGTTTTGTGCTTAGTTCATTGTCAACATATACTGTATACCCTGCGGCTTTTAGCGCACGGCAATGATACATGTCTTCTCCCATGTGATCGTCGCTTTTTGCTTGATATTCAAGGGCAAACCAGGGCTTAGGAAGCACTTTATAAACGTCTGTGCGTTCTAGCATACAACCCATACCAATGCCTTCTACTTCAGTTAAACCTTTGGAGTTTTTATCATGTACAAGATAACTACGCCAGTCTAGGATCTTCTTGTAAGCCACAGTTTTAAATGGTGTACGACGGGTAGCATAGTTGCCTGCTACTACTGGTTTGTTATGTGCTAACAACCGCTCAACTGTATCTTTAGGAAATCCCATGTCGCTGTCAATCCACATAATATGTGTAGCGCCAACATCTAATGCTTGCTGTACAAGAGTTTCTCGTTGATTAACAACCAATGTGCCCATGTTGAAATGAACGCTGGTTCTGATTCCGCGCTGTGCATTATAGTTCATAAGCTCTGCTAGGCCAAAAGCAAAAACAGTATGAACCATGTCCCGTGAAGGTACACAGATAGCCACGCTGGCATTTTCAATAGATTGCTCTACTGTAGATGCTTGCGGTGACTTTTGTAAAGCGTTTTTAAGTAAACTCATCCTTGGATATCGCTACCAGTACCTAGGCCTTCTGCATCGCTACCAAACGCTTCTTGTTCGATACGGGCAGTGGTACTACGGATATATTCCATGATTCTGTTTGTAATGATAACACTATTTTTGAAATCTTCAATTGGAAGTAATGCTAACTTGTCCAGTGTTTCTGGATTAGTTCTGCCAATCGTCAAGTTTTCAATTGCGGCCATTTTGCCGAGATGTGCGGCCCAATATTGGCCTTCTTCTTCTTCAAAATGCGAAAGTGTTTCGATGATTTGTTCTTCAGTAAAGCCGTTTAGAATAGCATCAATCTGCGCCAGTTCCTTTGTGCATTGGTCTGTCCAACGTGAGCCCGGTTCGCTAATAGTGATGCTATACTCTAGCTGTTCTTTTTCTAATAGTAAGTCACGAACATATCGTGCTTCTGAATTGGCGCTGCCAGTTACAAAGTTATCAAACTCGTACTGACTACGTCCCACTGGCACGGTGGCCAATAATTTCTTAACATCCATATCTCTCTCCTGTGTGTAAAAGTTTAGTATGTGCCTGGATAAGTCTGACCACCCATTTTAGAGCTGAACGACCAGTTTGCAGAAGTTGTATCTGGACCTGGATATGTACGTTTAGCACCTAAGCCGGCTCGCAATGTGATAGTACCCGAAAGGTTATAAGCATTTCGAGTTCTACCCATTGTAATTGTAGTGCCTGTTGCTGGTAATGTTCCTGCCATAGTTTAAATTCTCGTGTTATTTAGTACTTAGCAATTGTTGAACCAGAGCTTTTAGCTCGGCGATTTCTTTTGCTTGTGCTTCAATTTTATCGTTCAAATCTTTAGTAGATTCAATTAATGCACCAACCATCGCGCCGTGATTAACGTGCAATGTTTTCATTTCATCGTTTGCTTCGCCAACAACTTCTGGGAATACTTCTCTGACTTCCTGGGCAATAACACCGATTTGGCGCTTACCATCTTTATCAAAGTAAACACCACGTAATTTTACAACCTTGTCAAGGGCTTTGTCAATAGTTACAACATTGGTTTTCAAACGAATGTCTGAGTATGCTGTAACTTCACCAGCAAACGTTGCGTTACCTGTGTTAGAGATAGATGCTTTGTTGCCGTTAACAGTATCACGGAAAATCCAACCACGGTTAGCAGTTGAGTCCATGGTAAAGTAGGTTGCCCAATCCGCTGTTACGTTACCATGTGTGCCCCATGATGCTGTTTGTCCAAAGAATATACCGTACTGTGGTTGGCCTGCTGTTGAACCGTTGTACAATGACAAACCGTAACCTGTGCTACCAGAAGTGTTTTGGACACCCAAGTAACTACCTTGTACGTTACCGCCAGATACGTTTGTCGCGTTAGTAGCAGATGCCGCGGCACCTGAACAACTTGTACTACTACCGTTAATGTTCATTGTTTGGCCACTGATAGCGGCTGCTACTGCGGCAGGTGTGTAGCTACGGATATAATAGTCACTGCTATTAAAGCCAGCAAAGTAACCCATACCGCTGGCATTACGTTCGCTACCACCACCACTGGTATAGAAGTAGTTGTTTTGAATATAACCGTTGGTGTCACGCAATACTATTGTGCTTGCTGTAGATGCAGTTGTTGCATTGCTTGTAATAGTAACTGCACCTTGGCTTGCGTTAACGCTAATACCAGAACCACTGGTTGCCAATGTGGTTACTGCATAAGATCCAATGTTCGCGCTGTTTGGAATTTCGTAGAACGAGTTCCATGTGCTATCAATACCGTTACGGATTCTCATACGAGGTGTACCGGATCCGTTTGTCGCTGTTGAACCAAAAGCCAATTGATAAGATGCATCGCCTGTGCTTGCACTTGTACCTGTGTAAGGTGCAAATGTCATTACGCCTGCATAGTTTCCGTTTGTGCCAACTGCACTTGCGTTTGCAAAGTCGAATCGAACACTTTGAGGGAATGTAGTTGGCAATGTGCTAGCCAGTGTACGATCTCTATCTACGCTAGGAACCGCTGTTGCACTGGCTACTGTACCAGATACGCTAACTGTTACTGCACCTGTTGAACCACTTACTGCAATGTTTGTACCTGCAACCAAACTAGTTACACCAGTGTTAGTAATTGTTAGTGGGTTGGTTCCGCTTACGCTGATACCTGTACCTGCGCTGGCTGTGATAATACCAGTGTTAGTAACTGTTGTTCCGCTTACGCTAATACCTGTACCGGCCGTATGAACTGTTACATCTGCAGAACCGTTAAAGCTCACACCGTTAATTGCACGAGCAGTTTGAAGTGTTGTAGCTGTTGTTGCGTTACCGCTTAGTGCCGCTGTAACTGTACCAGCAGTAAAGTTGCCACTAGCATCGCGAGCCACGATTGTAGAAGCTGTGTTTGCACTAGTTGCGTTGCTTGTAATTGTTACGCCACCTGTAGAAGCATTAATGCTTAAACCTGTACCACTTACAGCCGCAGATGTAACACCAGTGTTAGTAACTGTTGTACCACTGATGCTAATACCTGTACCGGCTGTATGTACTGTTACGTCTGCACTTCCGTTGAAACTTACACCGTTAATTAAACGGGCAGTTTGTAGTGTTGTTGCGGTACTTGCATTACCAGTAACTGCACCAGTTAAGTTACCTTCAATATTTGCCAGTAAGGTATCTTTTGTCCATGTTGTAAAATCAACGGTAGTTGTTACTTCTGGTGTAACACCACTAAACAAGTACCATTTACTATCTGTAGCTCTACGTGCTAAGCCAGTGTGCTGATATGTACCATTATTAAAATGGCCCACAAAACCAATATCTTGCGTATTGCCGCTGTTACCAGTTGCCAAATAAATCATCGGATCACTTAAAGTTAATGTCGACGAGCTAATAGTTGTAGTTGTACCAGATACTGTTAAGTTTCCTGATACGCTAAGATCAGTAACTGACAAAGACGATGGCAAGCTCAACGTCACTCCACCTGTGCTTGCGCTGGCTGTAATTTGGTTAGTTGTTCCTGCAATACTTGTTACACCTGTATTGGTAATTGTAACTGCTCCAGTAGCTCCGCTTACGCTAATACCAGTACCAGCAACGTTACTAGTTACACCTGCGTTGGTTAATGTTACCGAGCTACCTAATGATACTGCGCCGCCGCCACTCAGGCCCGTACCTGCGGTAACAGTTACGCTACTGTTTGCCAATTTAGCATTAGCAATGCTACCTGCTAGCATTGTATTTGATACTGTTCCAGTATCGCCTGTACCTACTAATGTTCCTGCTGTGCTAGGAAGAACAATAGCTGTTGCTGTACCTGCTGTTGCTGATGCACTTAGTACTGCTGTACCACTTGTACTACCGTTGAATACTGCACCAGCCGATCCAATGATTGGGCTAGTTAATGTTTTGTTTGTTAATGTTTGCGAACCAGTCAATGTTGCAACTGTGCTATCGATACTGACTGCTGTTCCACTTACGCTAATACCAGTGCCTGCCGTTGTTACAGTTACGTTAGCACTTCCGTCAAAACTTACGCCGTTAATGGTACGTGCAGTTTGCAGAGTAGTAGCTGTACTTGCGTTACCAGTTAATGCACCAGTAAAGCCTGTCGATGTTACACTAGTTAACCCAGCCAATGTAGTTGAGCTTGCGCCTAAACTGATAGATGTTGTACCAACTGTAACTGCGCTGTTTACCAATTTAGCGTTAGCAATTGATCCTGCCAACATACCGTTAGTGACGCTGGCGCTGTCACCTGTAGTTACTACGGTACCTGTTGTTGCAGGCAATGTAATTACTGTACCAGTACCTGCTGTTGCGGCTGGAATAATTTGAACTGTACCACTTGTGCTACCTGGTAATGTAACGCTACTAATACCTGTCAATGCCATGTTAGCACTTGCTCTATTAAGAGCAACGCTGGTTGTACCAATATAATGTACGTCTGATTTTTGTGCCGTTACTGCTGTATCGATTGCAATAGTTGCACTTGAACCTTCGCCAGGAGTATGTGTTACACTGATACCTGACCCAGCTGTTACGCCAGACATATAGTTACCAGTTGTATCTGTTCCAAGTATCACGCTGTTTGCTTGAACTGTTGCGGTAATAGTTACGTCGCCGCTACCGTCAAAACTTACACTACCTCCCAAGTCACCACCTAGGCTAATTGTTCTTGCTGTTTTCAGTTTGGTAGCAGTTAATGCGTTTGTATAAGTACCGGCAATACCGTCAATGCCACTGTCTAACAATGTTGCGGCCGCAAGTACTGTTATGTTTTTTTCTAATGCATCAATACGGTCGCTAATGTTGGATTTTTTACCAATGATAACGATGTCGTTAGTTGCAATAGTTGCGTCGTCAGTATAAGTGTCGTACGCACCTGTTGTTCTATTCAACTTGTAGTTATTTGTTCCGCTGGTTAGGTCCGAACCTACACCTGCGTTTCTAACTTGATATTTTCTTGAGTTTGCCATCTGCTATCCTGATTAAATGTATGTAAACGTAGAGATTTCTAATTCATCACCTACTTCTAACACGCCTGATCCAAACGTAATAGTACCGTTTGCGTTTACTGTATATTCTGCGCCGCGCATCTTTAATCTGTTAAAGAATACTGATACGTTATCCGGGTTCACCGAAATCGGTGTAGCGTTTAACGTAAATGTATATGTTAACGTAGATGCGTTAGAAACGGTAATAACATCACTGTGTACTGTTCCGATGTGTACTTCACTGATGCCTGTTACGCGGCCTTTGGCATCAACAATAACTGTGCCAATTGTTCTGCTATTTGCAGTACCATATGTTCCTGCTGTAACGCCACTGTTAGATAATGTTACAGAAATGTTTGTGCCGCCGCTACCTGTTGCATCACCGCTTAGGTTGACAGTTTGGTTAGTTGTTAAGTAGCCAACGTTGCTGGCTGCTGTTACGCGACCGTTGATATCAACTGTAACGCTATTATATGTTCCTGCCGCAACACCTGTATTTGTTAGCTCTAATGACAACTTGTTAGTGTTATCATAATATATTGTACTAATACCAACGTGTGTCGCATTGGTAATCATTGCACTGGCAGAATCTTGAACTGCTTCTGTCCAGTCTGTAATTTGTGTGCTTGGTATAGCAATCGTAGTTGTTCCTGCCGCTGTTAGACGACCTTTAGCATCAACTGTAAATGTACCTATACCTGTAGCACTTCCATAGCTACCTGCTGTAACACCTGTTGTTGCTAATGTAGAACTAATAGTTGCATTGCCTGTCCCATCGAATGGAGCAGAACCAGACAAGTCGCCACTCAGAGCTAATGTTCTAGATGTCTGTAGTGCTGTAGCCGTACTTGCATTACCTGTTACCGCACCTTGTAAATTGGCAACTAGTGTGTCAGTTGTCCATGTTGTAAAATCAATTGTTGAACTTGGTTCTGTAGTAACCCCGCTGAACAGTTTCCATTTACCATCTGTTGCATCACGGACAATACCAGTGTGTTGATATGTGCCGTCGTTGAAGTGACCAACTAAACCAATGTCGTTAGCGTTAGAACTGTTGCCAGTGGCCAAATAAATTAATGGATCACTTAGTGACAGTGACGAAGAACTAATAGTTGTAGTAGTACCGTTAACTGTTAAGTTTCCGCCAACGATAATGTTGCCTGTACTTGTTACTGTATTAAATGTAACATCACTGGTTGTTGCCACCGCTTGGCCAATGCTGATTGTTACGTTGCCTGTTGCTCCGCTAACTGTTACACCTGTACCAGCCACGTTGCTTAACACACCGGTGTTAGCCACTGTAATTGCCGCAGTTTCAGTACCAGATCCACTGATGCTAATACCAGATCCTGCGGTTGCTGTAGCAACATAGTTACCAGTTGTATCTGTACCAAGTGCTACGCTGTCTGCTTGAATTGTTGCTGTAATAGTTGCATTAGCGCTACCGTCAAAACTTACACTACCAGCAACATCGCCGCTTAGTGCAATAGTTCTTGCTGTCGCCAATGTGGTAGCTGTACTAGCATTACCGGTCAATTCGCCTACAAATGATGTAGAAGTTACACTAGTTAAACCGCCTAATGTGGTAGAACTTGCGCCAAGTGCAATATTTGTTGTTCCAACTGTTACGCTACTGTTTGCCAATTTGGCATTAGCAATAGCTGCCGACGAACTAATGTCTGCGTTAACAATGCTTGAAGTTAAGTTTAATTTACTGTATGCAATTCCAGCCAATGCGTTAATATCAGTGTTAAGAATTGTTCCGTTGGCAATCATTGTACTGGTAACTGTACCAGTGTCGCCAGTAGTTACCACAGTACCGTCTACTGCTGGAAGAGTTAATGTAACCGCAGGGCCTGTTGCACTTGGAACTAGCAATACGCTACCACTTGTACTACCAGGTAAAGTAACGCTACTGATACCAGTTAGAGCTAAATTTCCACTGCTACGGTTTAATGCTACGCTGGTTGTACCAATGTAAGTTGTATCGTCTCTAAATGTAAGAGTTTTTCTAACAAAGCCTGGGGTGAAGAATAAATCAGTGCCGTCGAATTCCATCGACCCTTGATAAGGTGTGGTTAGCAAATCACCGTCTGCAAATAGCAACGGAGCCGCTGTAGTTGTGCCAGCAGGCAACGCAATGGTACTCGTGAACGTTGCATTGTTTGGGGTGATAACGCCAGTTAATAAACTTGCTTTTACTCTTGTTAGACTCATGTTAGGATCCTATATCCAAATATTTATCAAATACTTTACCGAAGTATTTTGAATCGAAAATCATGCAGTTGACCCCGCACTAAAATTCCATGCTCCGTCTGTAAAAATTCCTGTGACTACTGTTGGAAAAGCGGTTGATCCATTAAATGGATGGTAGATTGCATTGTTTGCTGTGGTACTTTCCCCCGACACTAGCTTTCTAGCATGTGCCACTGTAATATAAATCGAATCTGCTTGTCCTGCACTAGGTACTAGTTGAATTACTTGTCCTTCGATTCCGTCTGCTAATGTGTATGCATGGGAACCAGTCCAGCTTAATTTGTGTACTTGCTTGTTTAAGTCTAAAGGAGTATCAATGCCAATGCCATCGTTGTTTTCTGCTACCGTTGTTAGTGCGGAGCTTGATGTCAATGACTCAATAGGAGAACTGGTGATCAATACCATTTCGACCCAATCACCTGCAGGAATAGCTTCGCTTAATGTTAATGTATAATCTAATACCGAGTATGCAGAAGTATGCTGATATACACCTCCCCAGATTACACGATATAAATCACCTGCTTGAACTGAATATCCAATATTGAATGTTGTTGCGGAGCTTGTGGCTAAGAATGAAATTTTCTTAACGTTTAGAGTAGGACTGTATGTTAAAATTTCAATTAAACTGCCAGACTCTGGGGCTTCTGATAATATTAGCTGACTCTTTTTATCTAAGATAATAACTTCTATTAAAACATCGCTAGGAATGGCTTCAGAAAAAGATACAGTATCCGCATCTAACGTATATGCTGTTCCGTTTTGCTGTAAAATGCCTTGCAAGTATACTTCTATATAGTCATCGCCTACTGGAGTTAAGTCTAATACAAAGTCAGTTTGAATGCCGTTACCTGTAAAAGTATTCTTTGTACCTGTACCAGATCCTGCAATAAACGAATCCTTCTTTTGATATACACCGTCTACGTATAATTCTACATAGTCTGGGGATTTCGGGGATACATCTAAGATATAAGTTAACGTGCTACCGTCGGATGTAATCTCTTGACGATTGATTGTGTATGCGGCAGTACCAGAGCTAATAACACCCGATGAACTAACTGTAATTGTAGTACCGTCAACTTTAACGCCACCTAATACAGAAGTTGTTGCTTGCGGTAAACTGTAACCTGCACTAACGTCTACAATTGTATCGATACCTGCGGCAGATTTTTTAAGGTATAATTTACCATCGTAGGTGTTAATTGCTAGTTCACCTAGTTCCAGATCCGCGGCTTGCGGTACGCGGCCTTGCACCGCTGAGCGTTTCAGCTTGATATTAGAAGCCATATGGCAGTAATCCTTTTTCTATATAGAAAAGCAAAACAGGATAGTATGTACTATCCTGTTCCTGGTATATAACATACTCTGTTATTTAGTATGTTCCGCCATCAATTTCATTGCTAAAATATGGAGCGCCACTTGCATCTTGGCGTAAGAAGCTACCTGCTACTGTTGCTACTGCTGTTACTTGCAATGCGCCAGTACCGTTACCGTAAATTACGCCATTGCTTGTGAATGTAGTTGCACCAGTACCACCTTGTGCTACTGCTACAGTAGTAAAGCCTGTTCCCAGTGCACCAGTTGTCAGTGTACCAACTGTGACAATACTGCTTTGACCAACGTATGTGCTAGCAATATCAATACTATCAGCGTTAACTGTAATGCGGTTTGATGTACCAACAATGTCAAGTACGCCGCTTGTGTATGTTAAACCAGCACCTGCTACTGTTGTTGCAAGAGCAACGTCGTTAGCGTTAACTGTGATACCTAAGCCTGCGCCTACGTCAATTTGGTTACCAGTTTTAGTTAAACCAGCGCCAGCAACTAGCTGACCTGCGCCACTGAACTGTGCAAATGTTAGGGCTGTTGTACCTAATGTAACTGTACCGTCGTTAGTTAAAACCCAACCAGAGTCTGCATTTGCTGTACCTTCTTCAACAAAGCAGAACATACCTGGGTTAACTTCGTTGCTTCCGTTACCTGCGTCACTGCTGTTGTTAGCATCTAACGCACGAGTCCATGATCCGCCACTTACAACAACGTAGATACCGTTTTGGCTACCTGTTGATTGGTCTTTAACCAGAACGCGATCGCCTGCTGCCAATGCAACACCGTCGATTGTTTGTGTGTTGCTTAGTGTAATAGTACCTGTTGTTGCGGCACGTACACTTTGTTTAACATCTAAACCATTACGACTTGCATCTACATAGGCTTTAGTAGCGGCATCTTGTGGGTTAACCGGATCCGCCAAGCCTGTAATGTAGTTACTGCTCATTACAATGTTTGCGCTGTGTGTGGCAACGCCAGTCACAGCCAATGTGCCGCTTAGTGTTGTATTGCCAGTTACTGCCAATGTGCCAGCTACACTTGTGTTACCACTTGCGGCAACTACTGTAAACTTGTTAGTGTTAACTGCAAAGTCACCTGCAACACCTGCTGTACCAGCAATAACTGTATTACCAGAGGCAGACGCTACTGTAAACTTGTTAGTGTTAACTGCAACATCACCAGTTACACCCAAAGTACCAGCAATAGCAGTATTACCGCTAGCGGCTGTTACTGTAAACTTGTTGGTGTTAACGGCCAAATCACCAGTGATACCAACTGTACCACCAAATGTAGCGTTACCAGTGTGGCTGCTTGTACCTGTTACACTAAATGTACCTGCGACTGCTGTGTTACCAGAGCTTGCGGCTACTGTAAACTTGTTAGTATTAACGCTGAAATCGCCTACAACGTTAGCTGTACTGCTTAATGTTGTAGCGCCAGTTACAGCAAGAGTGCCTAATACGCTGGCGTTGCCGTTATCAGCAACACGGAAGATAGCCGCACTATACGCATCATTGATAATTTCAAAGTTACCGTTATATGCTCTAATTGCCTTCGAAGGTGTTGTAGCACCGTTACCAACTAATTCAATGTTAGCACCAGATGTTCCAGTATCAGTAACAGTAATAGTGCTAGTAGAGTTAGTAGTAGTTAAAGATAATGTATTGTTTACTGTAGTAGCGCCAGTTACTGTAACTGTACCACCAAATGTAGCATTACCTGTATGGCTACTTGTACCGGTTACACTTAATGTACCAGCAATAGTTGTATTACCACTAGCAGTATCAACTTGGAACTTTGTAACGCCTGTTGCGTTGTTTAATGTTAAGTATTCTTGACCAGCTGTATCGCTACCGCTTAATGTTAAACCGTTGTTGAAAGTAACGCTACCAATAGCTGTTTCAGTTCCAGTTAGAACTAAGTTACCACCAACATACAAGTTACCTGCAATACCAGCTCCGCCTGCAACAACAAGAGCACCAGTTGTTGTACTAGAGCTAGCTGTTGTTTGTAATAGGCTTAATTTGGTTGTGTTTAATTGTGCGACTTCAACGGCTGTGGTGTTATTACTTGCATAGAAGTGAATAATGTCATCGCTAGCACCTGGGCTACTTTCAGCGATAACGTATGTTAAACCGTCAACGCTACGTACACCGCCCAAGCTACTCCAGTTAGCACCGCTATAGCCTTCAAACTGGCTAATAGTTGTGTTGTAACGAATAGCGCCTTGTACTGCGGGACCTTGTTGTGCAGTAGTTCCCACTGGAATTACCAAGCCGTTTGTACCGCTGATTGTTACATAACCAGAACCGTTAGGTGTTAGGGTAATACCACCGTTAGTATTTGTTGCACTGATAGTGTTTGTACTACCAGTAGTTGTTAAGTTACCGACGTTAATAACATCAATTTTGTTATTCGAATCTGTAATAAGAGCACTGTCAGCAGTCAATGTACCATGTACATGGTCCATCATATCTGTGAAATACTTACCACCAATTACGTAGTGGTTAGCGGCGTTGCCCGAAGATTCTGTACCAAAACCAATGTAAAGTCTGTCACCCCCGTTGGCCTGCGTACCAGCTAATGCTGAGTAGGCTAATTCACCTGCCAACAGCGCCGCTGGATTGCCATTGGTAGACGAACGTTTAATTCTAATTGTTGATGCCATTTATAATTTCTCCATTAAAATTCGCCTGCATCCATGACTTGTTGATACAGGTAATTTGTAACTAACCACTTATCGATATCTGCCGCGTAGATTAATACGTCACCTGATCTTAGGCCATCTCCTGGCGTTGGATCTTGCACGTTAGATAATTGTTGTAACTTTAAATTAGCGATGTAGCTGTTAACTTGCGCTATCGCAGAGTCCAGATCGTCTTTAATTGGAATCTGCTTTACTACTAATTGCCCTGAATCATTTAGGGCAGACATTTTAATGTGCTTATCGGTAGTATTGTACCAAACTCTTCCAGATACTGTGAGTGAGGGGTCTGTGCTGACACGCTCAACATTTAAATTCTGCACCATTGTACTTTGAAAGTTCAAGGTGTCGTTAGATGTTGATAGTGCATTGTCTTGATGGTTGAGATTAATGGCCATGTTTGTTCAGTTACTATATTGTTATATTTATACCAAAAATGTTTTTTATTTTTGAAACTTTGAATTTACTCAACAAAAAAGCGCCTTGCGGCGCTTTTTTGAACTTTGCTAAAGCAATCCTTGGATTACTGGAAGCTGATGTTAGCCATTGCAATTTTTGCAACGTAGTCAGCGGCGTTACCAAGAGAGCTTGCTGTGTTTGTAAGCTCAACATAACCATAACGTGTCATGAATGATACGACTGGTTCGAATGTTGTTGGGTCAAGAACAACGCCAGAGCTCATCAATGGGATGTATGGGCAGTAGAAAGCAGCCGCATCCATCTCGTTAGGACCTTTGTAACCAACTAGAACTGGGCTAGTTTCGTTAGCATAGCTGTTTACGTAAACACGCATAGAGCTATTCAATGTACCTACGAACTTAGTGTTTGTTGGAGCTTCGAATGTACCTTCAGTTGTACGTGCGAATGCAGATGTAGTAGCACTTTGTAGTACTGTCAATGCTGTTGGGCTAACAACAACATAGTTACCTGCGCCACGACGTGTACGCTGAGCGATCAAGTTAGCGGCGTTGTTGATAAGAATAGCAAGAACGGCATGACGATCACCAACATAAGTTGGAGTACCAGTGAAAGCACCAGTGTTGTTCATGTCGAATGTGCTTACTGCTGTACCAGCTAGGCTCAATAAAGAACCGATAACTTCTTGGTCGATTTCAGCAGTGATTTCTTGTGCTAGAGCAGCCATGATTTCTGCTTCAACGTCCAAACCGTGCATGGCTTGTGCGTCTTGAGCAGCTTCAAATGTCCAGCGAGCGCTTAACTTACGAGTTTTCGCTTCAACTGTTTGCTTCAATACTTGAATGCTTAGTTTGTTACCAGCTTCGGCTTCAAGTGCGCTTGTAGCGGCAGCTTTACCGTTGCTAGCACCAGAGTAGGCTTCAGCAATCTTGAATGGGCTTAGTGCTTCTTCACCAGCAGTTGCGCCGTTAGCAGATTGTGCATAACGTACACGCAATGTGTGGATTTGACCAACTGGGCCAGTCATTGGCTGAACACCAACGATTTCGTTAGCGATAACTGTTGGCATAACACGACGGATAACTGGCAGAATTACTTTGTTTAAAACTGCAACGTTACCGCTTGATGTAGCACCAGCAGAAACACTTTCGCTCAAATACTTACGTGTATTTTCTAATGTTGTTTCCATTACGGCCTTCTTGTTGCCGTCGAGTCCTTCTAGCAGAGCTTCTTTAGTAGCTGACCAGTTTTGTGACTCAAAAAGTTGACTTGACATTATAATGTCTCCTTACTTTTATAATCCTGCAAGTTTGCGTAGTGCAACAATCTCAGCTTTACCTGTGGATTGATCTGCATTAACAGACTTGTTACCAGTAAACACAGTACTCTGTGTTTTTGCGTTCTCAACTAAAGTGGTTTTAGCGGTCTTGCTAACACTTTCGTTAAGTACTGCTGGTAGATATTTTTCAAAAGATTCCTTAAGATTACTTGTCTTTACTGTTTGCAGTAAATCTTCCATAATCTCACGCTTCTCTTTGGACAATGGAGCTACCAGCTCCTGCATTACACGGGTACGTTTTGCTACGTCTTCTGCGACAGTGGCCTTACGTACAGCTTCTGCAATCATATTGTCTTTTTGTGCTAGTTGTTGAGATGTCTCATCCAACTTCGCTTGAAGTTCGGCAACTTGTTTGCCCATCTTCTTAACTTCAGTTCCATCTGCAAAGTGGCTTGCCATGAATTCTGCGGCGAATGTTTCCATGATCTTACGACCAAACGCATTTTCACGAGCAACCTTGATGTCTTCTTTAAGCTGAGTTAGCTCAGTCTTCATAGCATTAGAAATAATGCCTTCAACTTTGCTAGCGGCTTCTTTAACAAACTTAGCCTTTGCATCTGCAATAATCTTTTTACCCTCTTGAACCATACGAACACGAGCTGTGCGTAGAGCTTGCTCATCTTCATGTAATTCATTAAGTTCGCCGGTTAGACGCTGTAACACAAATTCTTCTAACTTAGCAAAGTTAGTTTCATGTGCTTGGCGGTCTTTTCTCAATTCGCCGATTTCACGTGCAAGAGCTTCCATAACGAACTTGTTTAATAGTTCGCTGTGTTCAGCAACTTTCTTTTTGTAAGCTACACGAGCTTCAACTAGAGCGTCTTTGTCTTGCTTGAATTCTACGATTTCTTGCTTAATTGCTTCTTCAATCATTTGATTCATTGATTCAACAATTAGGCCCTTATCGTGCTCATAACGCTGAGCAAATTCTTCGCGAAGGTTGGCTGTCATTTCTGCCTTAGCTTCATTTACTTTCTGTTCGAAAGCTTCAGCTAATTTAGACTTAACATCTTCTGAGAGTACCTCTGAACCGAGTAGTTCCGAAAAAACTGTCATTATACCTTCTCCTTAGACTTTAAGGTTTTGGATAAACTTCAGAACCTCTTCCTGGAGGTATTTCTGTGCTTTAGAGTCATACTTAACGGCTTCTGCAACTTCCATGATTTGTCTCTGACGAGAGCTCATCATAACACGTTCGTAGATAGCCTTAGGGTACGCCTCTGGCGCACTAGGGTTCGCAACAATGTCAACCGTAACGATTTCAAAGTCTTTGACTTCGCCGCTTTCGTTAACATTACCTGAACCTCTAGAACTTACACCCAATTTTACACCGCTTTCTAACAATGTTTTCACAATGTTGCCCATTGGTGTTGGTAGGATCTTTAGCTTGCCCATACCATTACCGCCATCCATGTAGATGTCAGTAATCATGTGGCTTACACGATCCAAATTCACTTGTAAATCATCAGGGTGATCTGCCTCACCCAATACACTATATCCTGTATTGATGCGTTCTTTTATACTCTTAACGGCACGACCAATTTCGTTTACAGGGTAAACTCGTTGGTTTTGATTTTTAACGCCGCCTTGTATAAAAATACCACTCATAAACAAGTCCTTAGACTTGCCGTCGTGGCCTTCACGGCTTTCCACGACAAGCTGAGCTTGTTCGAAGGTTAGTGCTTCTTTAAGTGGTACGTATTTCATCATTAACGTCCTGCAACTGGAGAGCGAGTGTTACCGGCTGCTTCGCCTTTAGCTGGCTTTGCAACTGCACTTAGACTAGGAGCTTTTTTGTTACCGGTAGTGTTAACATTACCAGCATTGTCTTCCTTAGTCGATGGGTTTAGCAAACCACCTTGTGTTCCGCCTTTGTTGCTTTCACTTCCGCCTAGTTTGAATGGCTTTGCTGCCATACCTTTTGCACCACTGTTAGCGGCTACTGGGCTCTTAGTGTTATTACCGTTGTCGCCATGTGTTGGCTTTGCAACTGCAATAAGGTCAGCACTTTCGTCTAGTTCGTCAGCATCTTCAAATTGGAAACTTTCTTCTGTTTCTTCTTCGTCGCCGAATTCGTCGCCAAGGTCGTCACCGCCCATGTCGTCGCCTAGATCGTCGCCTGTACCGTTTTCGTCTTTTAATTGAGCAAACAAGCTCTTTAGTTCGTCTAGTGCATCTTCAACGTCCATTACAGCGTCGTCGATTTGACCTTCGGTGTCGCCACCCATGTCATCACCGCCGAATTCGTCATCGCCCATATCGTCGCCTAGGTCATCGCCTTCGTCGCCGCCGAACTCTAACTCGTCTTCGTCTTCTTCACTAAACATTTCTTCGCTAGCAATATCTTCCTTAGCGGCACTGATATCGTTACCGAAATCGTCTTGCATGTCGTCGTCTAATTCTTCAGTTTCTAAAACTTCTTCTTCAGACACGTCATCGCTCTCAATTAAGCCTTCATAAATGCTACGACCTTTCTCTACGAAGAAAGAGTGTAGTAAATCTTGAGCTTTGTCTTCTTCCTTATTCAGGATGTGCTCTAGCACTTGTTCTAATATCTTTTTTGACATTCCTATATCTCCTTTGGCCAAAGATAGTTTATTATCGTAATATTATTTAAATCGTGGGAGTAAAATACCCTTAGAAAAGGCCTAAAAAACACGTTTTTTTGAATTTAGGCCTTGGCATAAGTATGCCGCGGGTATTATTGCGCCGATGCTCTAGCGTAAATTACGCCTAGTTTTTGCGCTTTTTTGTTGACTTCTGCTTTACGTAGCTCTTTCATCTTACGCAATTTGTTCAAGTGCATAAGTGTTAAACGACTTCTGCGTGTGTCGTCTTTACGTAATTGGTCCAATTGACCTTTAAAAATATCGTTAGGCGTTTGTTCTTTTTGTTCTTCTGCGCTTTCACGTAACTCTAAAAATTTCATTGTGGAGCTCCTTCTGGGGGTGCTTCACCGCCCATTTCGCCACCTTCTGGTGGAGCTTCTTCGCCGCCTTCAGCTGGAGGTTGTACACCAACTGCTCCTAGCTCGTTAGTACCAATACCGCCTGCTGTGCCGGCACTCATCATATCGTCTGAACCCACGCCTGCATCTTCGTGCTTGTCTGGATTCTCTTCTAGCCATAGTTCTTCGTTTTCTACAATCTCGTCTTCTTCCAAGCCCAAGTACTTCTGTAGAACAAAGCGTCTGCTCAAGAATGGAACTTCTGCTAGCTGTGTAAACACACTGGCTCTGCTTGCATTTAGTTCTGTTTCTCTGTAAGCCGCAAAGTTTTGTGGTGGTAAGAAGCGTAAATCAAACGTACTAGCATCAATTTCAATGCCTTTAAACTTCAAGAATAACTTAAATTCTTCGTCAAAACGTGGGGCAATCAAGCCTTGAATACGTTGGCAATACTTGTTAAAACGGAATTCTTGAATAAACGCTGTACCTACTTTGCCGTCCTGATAAGCGGCTGTTCCGTCATCTGGACCAGTAGGCAAGTAGCTACTAGGAATACGCAAGGCACGCATCATCTTGTTAGTAAAGAACTTCAAGTCGTCAATTTGACCTAGGTTTTCACCGCCTGGTAGCGTTTCAACTTTACTGCCACGACCGTCTGCTGTTGTAGCAAAGAAGTAGTCTTCCATCATGCTCAGTGGATTGTAGCCTGCATCCATAACTGTTTGTCCGCCGCCGTTACGGCTTGGGATTCTACGTTGATGGATTTCGTTTTTAACACGTTCAACGAATGCCATGGCCATGTGTGCTGGCATGTTACCTGTGTCAATGTAGAATACACGACGTTCAGGAGCACGTTGTACGCGGTAGATAATAATAGCGTCTTCTAGCAATTCTTTTTGCTTGTAAATTTTGAAGATGCTGTCTAGAATACTTGTACCAAAAGGCCAGTTGTTGTCCATGCCTTCTGTCATTGACAAATGGACCATGTGGTCACTGTCAATGCCAAATTCTTCAATTTGCCCTTGGTTACTCTTGCTACCATAGTTCATTGCTTGACCAGGTTGAATGTTACCCAAACGGCTCATTGCACTCATGGCCATAAACTGTGTATCGTGCTTGATAACGTCAGTGGCTGTTTTGTCCATCATGTCCAAAGACAAGTTCTTAACAACGTATTGTTCAGGTCTTTTGCCTTTAGTTTGGTTAATAATAATCTTAGTAAGAGCAGTTGGGTCTAGCCAAATCCACTCAAATGTTTCTGGGTCGCGAATAAAGAAGTTGTCGCCATACTTTAGTACACTACGTACCGCACGGAACAAACGCTTGTCCCATTCGTTAATACGGCACCATTGTTGTAGTGCTTTACGCAGAACTTTTACTTCGCTATCTGTTGGCGTATCGTTAAAATGTACGTCAAATGGAACGTTTGTCTTGGCATCAAACTGTGTGCAAAATTCGGCAATAGTGTCTAACGCCGCATTAATTTCACTGTCCATGTCCATTTGGTCGTATTGCATATAACGGTCAACACGGTTTGGTGTACCTGTGTACACTTCGTTAAGATAGCTAGAAAACTTGCTAGTTGACACGCTTCTGGAATTCGAGCTTGAAGGCTGATTTCCAGGGTTAAACGACGATTTTTGAACGTTAAAGTATTTTTTCCAAGACATAGTTGTATATTTAGTTAAGCATAAGACCCGGCCTGTTCAACAGCTTTGCCAGTTCTTTCGGTATTATCAGCAATAAGTTTTTGCTGACGGACACTGGCCTTGGTTGCATCAGCCATGTCTTGCATCAATTGAGTTTGTGTCTTTTGTACATCTGCCATATTACCATATGAATATGACTCACGTTTTGTTGTCGCGGCAACTACTGAACTGCTAGCGTCGCTTACTTCACTGCCCATTACAGGATTGCCCATGGCATCTGTTTGAGTCGCTCCGCCAGTTTCTTCTGCACTTACGCCTAGAACTTTACGGCCTAACCACGAACTCTTTAGCCAGTCAAACAACATTGTAAACGGCTTCATTGCTAGTTCGCCTATCTTGGCCAAGGCTTTAAATGGTAAAGATATAATGTCAAACAATGTAGATCCTACCCAAGACATAGCATCCATTAACAGTCCTGGAATGCCTTTAATAGCGTCCCATAGCTTATCGCCTGTTTCAATAAATGTGTCAGAGAACCATTGTACTACACCTGTAATCTTTTCAACTACCCAAACAATGCCTGTACGAAGTGCGTTAACCACTGGAGATAGCATGCCAAACATTTTTCCTAATACCCACATAGCAGGCTTTAGTACTGCAACTGCTAGATCAAATACTGAACCTAGAATGTCAACAACAAATGTCAGCGAGTCTGACAATGCATCAATCATTTCAGTTGGGATCAAGTCAATGAATCCAAACAGTTTGCTACTTAATTTTTCAAATGTAGCACCCATCTTTTCGCTGATGCTTTTTAATTTTTCTTCAGCACGGCCCTTGGCCTTAATTGCTTCTAGCTCTTCAGTACTCATTTCTGTGTACTTCTTAGCATTGTTGTACATTTCTAATAGACGTTTAGCACTGGCATCGCCCTGTTGTGCTAGCAACTGTAGCGTAGGAATATTAGGAGCCATGCTACTGACCATTGCTTGGGCACTAGCGCCAAACTCTCCTGCACTAACTGTATTGTCTTTTAATTTCTTCTGGAAGTTATCTAAGACTTGGATGTCTGCAAACGGTGCAATTTCTTGTCCTAGCTTAGTGTTAATAATACTCAAGCCAGCCGCTTGTGCTTCTGCAACTTGGTTGAATAGTTCTTTACCTAGCTGTCCAAATACTGCTTCAAAGCCGCTGGCGCCACGTGCTAGTGCAACAACTGCTTCTTCTGTGCTACGTCCAAATGCTTTCAATCCGTTAATAATAACCGGACTCTTTAGCAAGTCACCTAAACTTGCTTTCATCTTGCTCATGTCTGCGCCAGTGGCAATACTGACTTTACGCAATGTTTCTAAACTCTTACCATAGGCAGCGGCCGCGCCGCTTACTGCATCTGCACCCTTAGCACCGGTGGCTGCAAACACATTAATAAAGTCTGCACTACCTTTGGCAAGATCAGCGGCACTCATACCAAATGTGCCATATGTATCACGTACTTGGGTTTGTAAGTCACCGAACGCACGGGCCGCATCCATACCGTTAGTGCCCAGGGATCTGTATGCTTGTCCTGTTTCCTTCAATGCACCGTAAAAACTCTTTAATGCTAGTCCACTATTAGCGGCAATTTCTGCACTTTCGCCTAACTTGCTACTGTATCCTAGTCCAGCATTAACCATGTCTTCCATGCTGTCTAAGTATTCTTTTGTCTTGTTGGCCAACATCATTAGGCCTTGTGCGCCTACTTGTAGTGCTAGACCCCATGGTCCGCCTATTAACTGTCCAACTGCGGTCATACCGCTGGATAATGTACCCATTGACTCAGCTACACCTGCGCTACCTTTGGCAATTTTGAATAATTCTTTAGAGCCTTGGAATGCCGCAGTACCAAACATACCCAATGTACTACTGTGGCGCATGGCATTACTGCCCATATCACCAAAGTTCTTTTTAAGTGTTTTAGCTGTTTCGCCTAATGATTCTAATTGTTCTGCTGGATTTGTGCTGGCCGCGGCATTTGCTCCGCCACCTGCTTTAGCACCTGAACTAGCGCCAGTCGCGCCGGCACTGCCACCGCCAAACTTATCTAGCAGTTTCAGTAACGTTTCTTCTGTTGCCCATTGGGGACGACTCGACCCGTCTGGTAAGTTAATATCCTGTGGTGGTTTAGCCATTATCTACGTATATAAATACTCCAGTACACTATTATTTATCGGAGTAAAAACCATGGAAAACACACGCATGAACCCACTGATTCAGTATAACAGAAGGCCTGCCAGATACGTTAAATTGCCAAGTATGGGAAAATGCTATCTCAAAGGTATTGATTTAACAGACACAAATGAAGTGGCCATTTACCCTATGACTGCCAAGGATGAGCTATTGCTAAAAAGTCCTGACGCATTGTTAAACGGCGAATCTATTAAACAAGTTTTCAAAACTTGTGTGCCTGGCATTGTAGACCCTAACGAGATTCCTGTCATTGACATGGACGCAATTATGGTTGGTATCCGTATGGCCACTTACGGTGATCATATGGAGTTAGACTTTACACATGATTGTGAAGCCGACGCAGTAACACAGGTCAACGTTAACTTGGGTAACATCCTTGACACTACTAGATTCTATCAAGGCGATGCAGAAGTTGTATTGCCTGGCAGTGGTATGAGAGTATTTGTTAAGCCCTATACTTTAGTAGAGCAAAACAAAGTTAACATTGCTGGATTTGAAGAAATGGCCAAGAGTCAGCAAGTGGAAGCTGAAGTTAAAGAACAATTGCAAAAGCTAAAAATGGCTGGCAAGAGCTTTACCCGCTTACTTGACGCTACTTTAGATTTAATTACAGCCAGCATTGATAAAGTAATTACACCCGACAATCAAGAGTTTACTGATAAGAAAATTATCAGGGAATGGGTAACAACTATCAGCAAGCCAGAGTTTGACTTAATTGATAGAGCCCTTAAGAACATTGTTGATGCAGGTGTTGACAGCAAAATCACTGTGACCTGTGCTAAATGCGGCAAGGACTACGAAGCAGAACTTACTTTCAATCCTAGCGATTTTTTCGGTTAAGGCTTTCTCAATTACTGAAAGAGCCCGCTAAACTAATGCAATTCATTAGCTCTTTCGAAAAAGACCAGAAGGCCATACAAAAAGATTTAATGCTATTAGCCATTTACAGCGGAATGCCTTTTAGTGAAATCTATAGCTTATGTCCAGAAGAACGCAATGCTCTTTCGGAAGCATTACAATATAAAGCTGAACAAGAAGAAAGAGCTATGAAAGAATCTACGAAAAGATAATGGCTGTGTAAACACAGCCTATTCTTCACATTACTTCGTAATGTTCGAATAATTATTGTGAACTATTAAGTATTAACCTGAGTTCAGTCACACTTAGCCTTATTCCAAGGCCAAGTATGTTTTGACATTAACCTTCATCCATATGTCACACTCTAAATAAGCAACTTGTTTTGACCAAGTAAGGGCGGTTCTGCTGTACCCTTTTACGCTAGACTTTAACGCAACTACACAACACTTTTAGAGCAGTTTGTGTAACCTGTGAGTTGTAATTGTCAACAGAGCTCACTCATTTTAGCTTTACATATACTAAACCCAGTTCTTTTCAAGCAATTGAACTTCGTCCTGTTAAGGATAGTGGTTTTAGTCTTTGCTACGGCGCAAAATTGCCATCCCTGTGCTCACGTAGGCCAGGTGCAGGATCCCTAGATATGCGGCCGGGACTGGGCCTATCCGTAGTGTGTGCCTATATTAGCCGTTAAGTTTGTTGATGATGTGGGAGCCGTGGACTCGAATTTGAATGTGCCCGTTATAGTAGTCTGTCGATTCTAGTACTCTGTGTGTAAATTGTTCTCGTGCCTCGATATAACTACATTCTGCCTTAGATTTGCAATAAAATAAAATTTCTCTAGTGAAGTTGTCTTTGCCTAGAGTTTCCACGTCTTTGTTGAGTTGGTCGTTTGAGCCATAATATTCGCGCCAGTCGCTGTCAACTTTGCTACGAATTTTCTTTTTCTTCTTGGTGCCGTTTTTGAGTTTAACTGTTTTGTATGTTGTCTTAGAGAATTTTGCCAATTTTTTACCAATGTATTTGCGGCCTGTTGCATTATTGGTGATAATGTAAACAAACCCTATACAATCTTCTGGAAGTTCTGTGACCTCTGTTCCCTGATACAGCCAACTCATAGCTTACTATATAGTCGCTATGCTTGGTTTGTATCACTTTCAGGGGTCATTCCTATTACTATGGGGGTTTCTGATAGTTTTATTCTGTTTGAGTTTATAAGTTGAGCCGTAGTTTCTTCGTAGTATTGATCTATAAGTTCCATTGTTTGTACGTTTTTGATGCGATTATTAAAGATATAGCGCAGGGATTCTAGCTGATGTACAGCTAGTTCGTATTCTTCCCGCTTAAATGCCAATAGCTTTTTAGCCGCATCTTCTGTGCAGTTATGTGCAATTTGAAAGGTTGTTATCCATCTATCATTGCTAGCCATATCCCTGTACATTTGATGATTTGAGTAATTGTATTTTTCGTATTGAAAGTCAATCGCACTATTAACATAGTTGATAGCCATAGACTTTGCACGTAAAAACTTTACGTACTCAAAGTCTGTAGTAGGCTGTGCTTTCTTGTATAGTGTACGCTTTTTGTGATTATAATACAACTGATAAGAGCAGTATAACTTCCAAACATTAAGGTCAGAACTACCATTAAACAATTGATAGTTCAAGTTAGTTTCAAAGCAAGGCGGTTGGTTATCAATGTAATAGCTCATCCATACTACTTGCTCTGTTACTTGATCGGCTAGCATTTTAAATCTGTGGAGTGCCATGCACTGATTCCTTTCCACTAATAAACCCTAGCTGATTGTCAACTGAGTACAACTGCGTCTTAAATGTATGACGCAGGCTCATACGTTGACTGAATATTTTTTGCTTGTTCATATATGACATGTCGCCATTGGCATTTACAATATACTTCTTAGGCCATAGCTTGTTGTCAATATATGTATGATATGTGGGATTGGTGCTCATGTATTCAAAACTAAATGTCATCATTTCGTCATCATAAAAGAATCTAAAGATTTTGTTTTGTGATGCAATTTCTGACAAATCTTTAGTCATACTCCAGTACCATGGGCGTAATAAGTCGTCTTGGTGATCCAATGCATTAGCCCACCACCATTGCATTTGATTAATAGATTCTATCTCAAATGGAGCCTTGGGCATTAAGGTTAACATCAAGTCTTGATATAGATCACTGCCGCTGATCTTAGCAACGTTAGGAAATATGTTTCGCCACGGTTGCATTAAATCTAAGTCCCCATTTAGTCCATTGGTAAATCTTAGAATGTCAGTGGAGCCAATAACATGGTCGCCCATATCACCAGTCACTAACATAACATCGGGGTCATTCATTAACTTAACATAGTCCAAGGCAATGATAGGCATAGACGGTAAAATATCTCTAAAGAACTGCTCAGGATATTCGTCTATGCTGGTGCTAGTTAATGCAACTTTAATTCTGCCCGAGTCTAAAAACTCTTTATATGATGGGTGTTTCTGTAGCGCAACTAGTACACACGCACTATCAATTCCGCCACTCCATGTAATTACAATAGTCTTATTGCCAGCAGTTTTATACACTCTACCAGCAATGTTATCGATTATACTGTAATATCTATCTTCCCAGTCGTTAGTTAAGTTTGTTAAACTATACTTAGGTGCTTTAACAATGTTAACAGTTGGCAGTTCTAATTTGCCTTCTGACAAGTTAAATCGATCAACTGGAAACTCAAACAAGCCGGCAACATTTTTGAAACTGTTGCGGTAAGGCATAGTTTCATATTCTATGTTGTTCCAATTGATCCACAGATATTTCTTCATACTGCTACGTCTCTGATTACTTTTGTAGCTACAAGAC